ATAATTGATTTTGAACGAGATATTGATTTAGACGCATAATTAACCCTCATAACAAGGGGTTAATTTATTCAAGTAATTTATGCTTGTCAAACGGGTTTTTCATTACTATGTTTTATTTAACTAACAGTTAATGTAAGAAAGGCGTGAAAAATGAACCGCAAGAAAGTAAAAGGTGACTGGCACGAAATTCAAAGCAACCCTCCGATGGGGCCACCGTCAATAAATCGGTACAAACACAAGTTAGTAATACCCTCGCCGGAGTTAATTTTTGGCACAAGTGGGCTAGAGCCACCAAATATGTGCAATGTTAATTTTGGCGCTGACATATCTATTTTAGGAAAGAGCAAATGGAATACCCAAATAATTTATACGCTGTACGCACAGCCGCCCGAAAGTCGCAGCAAGATGTTGCTGACGCCTTGAAAATTAGCCAATCAGAATATTCGAGGATGGAGAAGGGTAGACGTACTATAGACAGCTATTTGTCTCAGCTTGCTGAAATTTTCAATGTTGATGAGAAAGACATTACAGCAAGCACAGGCATCAGGCCCGCGCCGTTAGAGCATGGCTATTTAACACAGCGATTGCCTGTCTATGGAAACCCTCACAAATCTGGTGGATTAACTTGGACAGAAAGGCCGATTGACATGGTTGTTAAGCCAACTAGCATGTCCAGCAACGAAAACGCATACGCAGTATATATGCCATCAGATTCGATGGCCCCCCGCATCAACGCGGGCGAGACACTTTTCGTTGATACACACATGCCAAAAGTAAAAGGGCGGGTAGTCGTTGTGGGATTCCACAACAACAATATTCGTCAAGTTTTAGAGTACAGAGATGCTACGGAAGAAAAACTTATTTTCTTTCAGTATAATCCAGCCGAAACGATAGAGTTTTCGCATGATGAGGTAGAAACCATACATGTTATCAGAGGTATAAGCTTCTTTTAACCAAGGGTAACTTACCCCTTTACAATAAGCGCATAAGTAACTATAAGTTATTTATGAGCAGAGAAAACACACAGGTAAATAAGGCGGTTGACACCAATATTAAACGTGTCCCGCCTTTTTTTGAAAGCTTTAGACTTTCAGCCAAGTCTATTAATGAGCGCAAAACCACAGTCGGTGGTAGCGACATAAATATTTTAGCTTCCGGCGATGAAGCCAAAATCACCCAGTTATTTTATGAAAAATGCGGATTTGAACAGCCAGAAGATTTGAGCTGCGTTTGGCCTGTCTTGATGGGTTGCTGCACTGAACCGCTGAATATCGCGTGGTTTGAGTGGAAGCATCAAAACATTGTTGAAAACCAACAGCTAGTCATCCGTTCCAAGAAACACCCATTCATGCGCTGCACTCTTGATGGCAGTATATCCGATTGGGAAGGCTATCAGGCCGTTATGGACGCTAAGTTTACGATGGGGCGCCCAAAGCGGGGCGAGGCGTGGGTGGACGTTATACCGCGCCTTTTAAAGCAGTACAGCCCCCAGCTTCATTGGAACGGGCATCTGTTACAAGAACACACCGGCAAGCACGTCAAGTATGGCATTTTAAATATTCTGCGCGGCGGTGATGAGCCGCAAACTCATGTCATCAAGCTGGATAAAGACTACACCAAACTGCTCATCGGCATCGCGGCAGACTTCATGGAAGCGGTAAAGAGACAGGAATTGCCGTTCATTCCGATGCCTGACGATGCTCCTGTGCCATTGGACGAGCGCCAACCATACGACATGACTCAAAGCAAAAAGGCGCTGGATTGGAAGCGACACGCTGACCAATGGAAACAAACCTTTGGCGCTGCGCAATCCTTTAAAGAAGCAGAAGCAGCAATTAAGAAATTAGTGCCGCGTGATGCCAGTACGGCAGCAGGCGAGGGCATCCGTGTAACAGTAAGCAAGAACAATTCAAAGAGGATTGAGTTAGACAATGAGTGAATTAGCAAAGGCGCTGGTGCGGTTTCAAAAGTCAACAGGCGGTTTTGAGGCAGACAAGAAGGGCAACCGTTCTCAATACGCCTCAATTGGCGCAGTAATTAATAATGTGAAGCAAGCCGCCAACTTTGGGTTGGCCTTTACACAAGAGGTGGATTTTGAGGGCCAGATGATTTTCGTGCGCACGGTTATGCTGCATGAAGGCGGAGAAACAAGGCAAAGCCGTTACCCCGTCATTGTTGATGACATGACTAATAATCAGAAGATTGGTGGCGCAGTGACGTATGCGAAACGCTATGCACTTGCCTCATTGTTCGGCACTGAAAAAGGTGTCGAGGACGCGGATGACGATGGCGCAGAGAACGGTGCCTTAGATGACCCGCCAAAGCAAATAACGCCTGTTACCTCCGACACGGTTAGTCTCCCACCCGTGGACACAGGCCACTCCCCTGCCGGTGGGGTAAAACCTATCGGTAGGGCTTTTATCAACGCAGAATTGTTAGCAAATTGTCCAGCCGATAAACTCAATGAGTTGGTTAAACATTGTGACGATTTGAAGATTTTAGAGGCGGGTTTCAAAAATCGAGGTGGCCCGTCAATGCCAAAGGAAGAAATGAGAGAGTTTGCCATGAGAAAGAAGGAGTTAGTAAATGGCTGATGCCCCAAGGGTAAAGTATGGCGTGGATGATTTGACATTCTCGCTGAACAAGAAGGCTGATGAAGATAAAACGGAAGATTGGCACAGCGACTTTGAGGGCAAAGTCACAGTTGGTGGTCAGACGTATTATCTCAATGGCTATCAGAAAAAAGATAGTTGGATTGCTGGCAAGCTAAAGGCTGTGCCAGCCGATAAGGCACCGCATCAAAGTGCGCCTGCTGCTGCACCAACAACAGACATGATGGATGATGAAATCCCGTTTTAACACAAATGAGGATGTTGCGGGCCAACTCGCGGCATCCCACCCCGCCTTGGCAATACCCAATACGGATGGGTTGTTGCTGGTGATAGGCAAGCAGCAAAGCCAGTTGCGTCTAACGCCAAGACAGATGAGAGCGAAAGCGATAGAGATTTTAGAACGTGCGGAAGAAAAAGAGCGCCAAGAAGAAAAAGCCGGTAGCCGCACACAGATGGGATGAATGTCACCAATGCAAGGAGCGCTTTAACTGGCGCACTGCGGGCGTAGTCAACGGAGCCGGTGATGTGTTTTGTGGAGTGGAATGTTGCCACAGATATTGGAAAAACGAGGAAGCGAACCAGCAAGCTTGGGACAGCCTTTAGAGCGTCCACAGATAGAGATGCGCATGGTTCTGAAAGTCGGCGGGCATGAGGTGGATGTGCATATGTCTAACATCTATGACCCGACATGGCGCATTGGCCTTTGTGAGCAAGATGCGAAAGAGGCCGCGCTACCCGTTGTGAGGCGTCTTTATAACGCAGTGTTCGAGGAAAGGTTATACAAATGATTGTAGAGGGTGATGGTAAATTTGCGCAACGTCTAGCAGTCAATCTTTGCCCGCTTTGCGTAACAGCGTTGACATCTGACGAGAGCAAGTTGAATTGCAAAGTCTGTGGACTGGTAATTGGCAACGGAGAAGTTGAAGAAAAAGATGACGATGGCCTTGAAATTTATGGCTATCCAGTGTGAGGATTACATGACTGATTTTTATACGCCGCAAGAATTAGCAGAACGATGGAAAGTTTCAGCAAAGACAGTCTTGCGGATGACCGAATCTGGCGATATTGCCAGTATCAAAGTGGGTAAAAAAACAAGAATACCAGCCCACGCATTGTCAACAATAGAGGGAGACATGACATGTCAAACGATTACCAACTTAAACGCCGCAAGGGCAGGGATGTCTGGCACATCTACTGGACTGAAAACGGCAGGCAACAGTGGGCAAGCACTGGTCAAACAGATGAGAAGGTTGCGGCAAAGTTCCTAGAAACTTTCAAGCAACTTCAAGCGCCTTCAAGTAGTGTGAACGTAGGTAAAATACTTAGAGAGTATTCACACCAGCATTATCAGAGAACCGCAGTTTCTATGACAAGGCACAACTCAATTTTAAAAGTGTTAGAGCCGCTAAACGATTGCAACCCGCTTGACCACACTGCGTTTAAGTCTGCGGTAAGAGCATGGAAGAAAGAGCGTTGCTTTAGCGTCAAGCCTGTCACGTTAGCCAGAGAGTTGTCAGTTCTAATTGCTGCTATCAATTGGGCAGCAGACGATGAAAAAGGCGAAATGCTGGATGGTGTGCCTTACATTCCCAAGAATGATTATAAGAAGGAAGCGAGGGTGCGCTGGCTTGATGAAGATGAAAAGAGGGTTTTGCTGGATGTTTTGCAGACAGAGCCACTACATCTAAAACTGGCAGTGGGTATTGCAATATCGACAGCATCGCGGCAGACAGCCATACTTGAATTGCAAAAGCATCAGATAAAATGGCGGGAAGGGCAGATAGACTTTAACCCGCCCAACGATGGCAAACGCCGCAAAGCAAGACGGGTATGCGATATAACGGGATTGATTGAGGCATGGTTGCGTGAAGCTTACGACAACTCTGTCACGGGGCATATCATCGAAAAGGATGGCCATCCTGTCAAAAAACTATATCGGGATTTTGACAAGTTTCGGCAAAAGACAGGGATACAGAATTTTCGATTTCACGACCTACGCTCTACATGGGCAGCAGGGGCAGCTTTAGCCGGTGTGCCTATGGAGCAAATCAGGGACGCCTTGGGTCATTCTACCGTGATGATGACGGAGAAGCATTACGCTCAAATTCACCCTGATTATCGGGCCGCAGCGCGGGATTATGCCAAAAGGACTTTCGTGTCCCATATGTCTGCCGTGTCCTGACAAAAACCTTATAAGACATTGATTTATATATAATTTTACCCATTCACTCCCGCCATCCCTTGTGAATGAAATCAATGTCTTAACCCCCTTTTGTCATACTTTTGTCATACCTTGTGTCATGGCTATTTTTTGCCATAAAATTTTGTGATTCCGCGCATCCCAACGCTACTGGCTACCAGAGCGCCAAGAGACACCTGATACCATGTCGGCATTTGCTGCAAAGCCTCAAAGCCATTAAAGACAATTTCACGCCCCCAATCGCCACAAAATGCCAGCACCATTGGTATAGCAAACAGCAATGAAAAAAACTCATCACGCCATGATGATGCCATTTGGTTAGCGGCAGTTAAGTCATAATCAATCTCGCCTGTTGCCTGCTTCTCAGCAATCGTTGCCTCTGCCTTTGCTCTAGCAACTTTAGCGCCTGTCTCTGCTTTGGTTTTCTCTACCTTGCCTTCAAGCCAAGTGCCTGCGAGTGAGGCAACAATACCTAGTGCTTGTATCATGTCTTTTCACTTCCCAACCAAAGTCCAAAAGCCCCCGTCATCGCACCTGTTACAGTTGCAGTGAGGCCAGCGGCTTGTGTTGTCATTGCCTCTGGCGGCAGTGATTGGAACCAGAATAGCGTTTGCAGATAGGCATACGTCATCACCAACATCATGCCGCGTGGCAACAGCCGCCACTTGAGGATGCGCTCAAATGTCACTTCAGCCATTGTGCCATTCCCCACTTTCCATCATTTCAGACAATTCATTGGCACGTTTGCCAACCTGATTGGCCCACCTACTGTTGAGCATTTCACGGCTTGCAAGCCCATAGTCGCCTACAAGCAAAGCGGCCTGCATGTTCTGAAATTTGTCAAAGTTTGGCTTGCCGAGGTTAAACAGCATTGAGATGATAACCGCCTGTCGTGCCTCGCTCATACCCGCATACCACGGATATGTTGCCGCTTCCTCAAGGCAACGATTCAAGTCGTTTGAAAGTAGATAATCTATCTCATCATCTGACAACTTGCCTCCAAGCTTTTCGTCAATTAGCCTACCTACGCCTATAGTCAAATAGCCACGACTGTCGGTATAAGCATGAGGCACAATCCCCTCATGCTCTTTAATCAAATCAAGCAACTTGCTCATCGCTGTCCTCTCGCTGCATCATCTTGCTGGCTGATACGCCAAGGCGGTAAAGTGCTTCTGCCATTGGGCTATCTGACGCCTTGCCTCTGCCGGTAAGAAACACCTCGACAGGTTCTCCAGACTTGGGGTGAAAGCTGACTGTCACCGTCATCCCTTCACCGACATCCTCCGATTCGCACGGGCGGCGGTTTGGCAGGCTATCTTGCATGTAGCTTCTCCATTGTTTCGATGAATGATTGTTTTTCTTTTCCGTCCTCAAACAACTCACTGTTAGTGCTGAATGTGACGAGGTGGATGTCTTGAATAGGCATGAAATAAACGCGCCTATGGGGGATGCTGACACATGCAGCAAAATCAAAGTCATCCCGTGTTGGCCTGCGCTTTTTGCCGCCAACTCCAAAGTGAAATTGCAATCTGTTTTTGGGGAGTCTGTGGAAGGTGCTGGCTTTGACTTGGCATCTTAGGATGTTTTCGCCTTTGACAACTATCAAATCAAATCCGCGTGCAGGGCAGTGAACAGTCTGCCAGCCGTTTAACTCAATCGCGGCGCAAGCAATATGTTCACCAATTCGCCCCGTTGAGACTTGTAACATTTTGTTACAGCCAATCTTTCATCCAAGCCACCCAATAAAAGATGCCCCCACCGCCAAAAACCAGCAAGCCAAGAACAGTAATGATTGCAAGTAGACGCTCACGTTGCTTGGCCTGATGTTCTAATGCGTCCTTTTGCATTTGACGTTGACGGGCAATCTCTGCCTGCAAAGCCTCCCACTGCCCGCGCTTGCCGTGAAGCATGAATATTGTGCGCAGTTCACTTCTCAAGTTCTCGACTTCTTGCTTGCGAAAAAACTCATCAATGCCAGCTTGTTCCGCACCTGTCATCTTTGAGAAAATGCTGTTCTTCTTCCTCTGCGCTCCAAAATTAAGTGCGGCTTCTGCCGCCGCATATTTTTTGATTGGGCCGGAGAGACTGTGTAAATCCTTGCCTGCTTTGATGGCACTGGAAATAGCACCACTCGCCGCAGAAACAGCGGAAAATGCTGTGATTGGGTCAATCATCATAAAGTCTCACTGTTTGAGGGTCTACCAAGCGGGGAAGGCAATAGGCTGTGATTTTATCGCGGGATTGGGAATGGATTTGACGCGCATACCATTTGCATGAGTTTATGTCGCGCCAGTACATGTCATTGGAAACAAGCTTTTTGCCACCGCTTCCATCGTGAAGGAAAACGGTTAGCAAAAACGCATGGACAAGGTTCATCAATCACGCCCTAGAGCGCGGTCAAGCTTGTCCTCTACACGATGAAGGGCATCCATAACTGCACGCATATCATCACGCATCTCTGTGCGTGTGGCGTAGTCCTCGCGGGTACGGTTGAGCAGTATTTCAACCCGCTTTAGTTCCTTTGCCTGTGTGCCAAGAAACCACGCACCGCCAGCCACCACAATGCCAATGAGAGTGTCAATGATATGCACTAAGTCCATAGATGCCCCCGATTTTAGACGCGAAAAAAGGGCTTAAAAAGCCCTGCACCGTCAGATGTGAACGAGACTACCAGCCAGCCGGAACAGCTTGTCTCATGGGCGGGTTGGCAAGTGCGGTCATCTGCTCGTCAAGCATTGTCTGCATTTCAGCTTCAGTTTTGCCCAAACTTTCAAGCGTCTTTGTCTTGCACCAGTCTTTTGTAATGCTGTCAAAAGCAACGTAGTCACCGTCACCTTCGTCTGGCGTGGCTACAGCAGCAGTGCCATATGCCGTTACGCTTAGTGGCTCACCATCAGAATTTGTCTCGCTACTGGAAACAGCAGTCAACCGCCAGTGAATCGTCTGTATGCAATCAGCGTGTCCGTTCTGCGCCTCATTACAAACATCTAGTGTGGGGAAATCCCAAGTGTATGTGTTAGCCATTTGTTTCTCCTGTTAATTAGCAAGCCATTAAGACGCAAGGCACAAGATATGAGCCATCGTCATAGGTGTGTGAAATGTGTGTTGATGTTACTTTTGCAATAGTCTTACTGCGAACAATGTCTTCACCTTGCGGCTTTGCAGTGCCATCGCCAGCACTCATAAGTAAGTCGCCTCTGGCAACAGTCGTGCCTTGTGCAATTCGGATAACAAAATCACCTGTCATGGCGATTGTCATGTCATCATAGTTGTCATCGTCTTCATCCCAGCTATCCATGACGCCAGCGACATTGACATCACC